ATTGTCCCTGTAATTGGCAAGCAGGCGTAATTATAAAGTTCTGCAAATGGTGCGTTAAAAGCGCCATTGACAGAGTTTTATATAAGTTTCACAACTTACCGATCAAAAAATTCCCCGGTAAGTATTCGAGCAACCCAGAGGAATATTCTGTATGGCGTCGAAAAAGCTTACAGCTGATCAGCAGCAGCTTTTCGATGCTCTGACTCCGCTGCAAAAAAGGTTCGCACTTGCAATCATCAAAGGGAAGAACCAGACGGATGCCTATAAGGCTGCGAAGGGGAAGGCTAAGACGCCAGAAGCCATTCGCAACTCGGCGAGTCAGATCTTTACAAATCTTGGTGTGCAAGCCTTTCTCAAATCAGTACAGGGCGAGATTGTCGACGAGGCAATCATGACCCGCGAAGAAGCTCTGAAGCGGCTATCTAAAATGGGTCGTACTTCCATCACTGACATAGCCGAGTTCAGTAACAGCGTTGTTGGCGAAGATGAAAACGGCCAACCGGTCTATCAGGCTGTCTGGAGCTTCAGGAATTCTACATTGCAGGACCCTGACGCGATGAGCGCTATCGCCGAACTGACTACCGGCAAAGACGGCATCAAACTGAAGATGCACGATCCGAAAGCGGCGATTAAGCAGTTGGCAGAAATGCAGGGCTGGGAAGCACCGAAGAAATCAGAAGTTAGCGGGCCGGGTGGCGGGCCGGTTAAAACAGAGACCGTAGCAATGACGCCGCAGGAAGCAGCCGACGCCTACAAAAAGCTGATGGGGTAAATTGCGAAAAACAAGCATTACGCAGGTTAAAAACCCTATGCATTTTGCACCCTGTTTTATGCACGATTTATTCACTCTATTTTTGCCACTTTTAGCCAGCTAACCCGCACAAACCGGCGTTTCGCGCTGAATCAATGATGAGTGCCGATCCCGTGGTGCGGGTAACGGTCATTATGTTAAATAGGGTCAATTTTTAGGAAATTATCTCATGCCGCTGCCCTTTCCGTTCGACTTCAAAAATCCCGACTACAACATGGTTTTTGAGTGGAGAATGGAACGTCTGCAACGCATCAGGCAGAACCCTGAGATGCTCCCCGTACTTAAGCAGTTTTACCGTAATGACCCGGCTCAGTTCGTTATCGACTGGGGTATGACTACCGACCCGCGAAACCTCGACTACGGTTTACCGGCTACCATCCCATTTCTGTTGTTCCCGAAACAGGAAGAGTGGATTAACTGGATCATGGAACGCCGCAGTCAGCTGGAGCATGGATTGACTGAAAAGAGCCGTGAAATGGGGCTGAGCTGGACCTCTATAGGCCTTGCCTGCACGCTGTGCCTTTTCAATAAAGAGATGGTGATTGGCTTCGGCTCCCGTAAAGAGGAATACGTTGACAGCACCGGTGACCCGAAGGCGCTTTTCTGGAAGGCTCGTAAATTTGTTGAAATGCTGCCTGTCGAGTTCCGCGGCTCCTGGACGGAGAAAAAGCACGCTCCGTATATGCGTGTTGAGTTCCCGGAGACGGGAGCGGTAATCAAGGGAGAGGCAGGCGATAACATTGGCCGTGGTGACCGTACAACACTCTATTTTGTCGATGAATCGGCATTCCTTCAGAGGCCACTACTGATTGATGCTGCGCTTTCGCAAACCACGCGCTGCCGTATCGATCTCTCATCGGTTAACGGCATGAGCAACCCGTTTGCGCAGAAGCGGCATAGCGGGAAGATACCGGTCTTTACATTCCACTGGCGAAGTGACCCACGCAAGGATGATGAGTGGTACCGCAAGGAGTGCGAGAAAATTGATAACCCGGTCATCGTCGCCCAGGAGCTTGACCTGAACTATCAGGCATCCGCTGAAGGCATCCTGATCCCCTCTGAGTGGGTGCAGGCTGCGGTTGATGCTCATATTAAGCTGGGTATTCAGCCCAGCGGCCAACGTCTCGGCGCGATGGACGTTGCGGACGAGGGCAAGGATAAAAACGGCTTCTCGGCGCGTTACGGCTTCCTGCTGCAAGATGTTAAAGAATGGTCGGGTGAAGGTAGCGATATTTACGCATCGGTCGTGAAGGTGTTCGGCTATTGCGATGATTTCGGCCTTGAAGAATTCCGTTTCGACGAGGATGGTCTGGGTGCTGGCGCCCGCGGTGATGCTCGGGTGATAAACGAACTTCGCCAGGCCGAACGGCTGGGTTACATCACGGCGACACCGTTCCGTGGCAGTGGCAGTGTCTTTGATCCGGAGGATGAGGCTGTCCCCGGCGATAACGGCAAGCCTGCCCGACTGAACAAAGATATGTTTGCGAACGCTAAAGCTCAGAGCTGGTGGCATCTTCGCAAGCTGTTTCGAAATACATTTCGCGCGCTTCAGGGGATGGACTACAACCCCGATCAGATTATTTCCATCAGTAGCACGATGGAAAACAAAGACCGACTTCTGATGGAGCTGTCACAGCCCACATGGTCTAAAAACGCCGTTGGTAAGATCCTGGTGGACAAGCAGCCAGAAGGAACCAAGTCACCTAACCTGGCCGACTCCGTGATGATTAACTACGCGCCGATGGATTCATCCCTCGATATCTGGGCCAAACTGGCTGGAGCTTAATATGTCCCGTAAGAAACGCCAGAACGGCGCACAAAAGCCCGTTAGGACCGCTGACGGGTACAACAACTTCACAGCCAAGCTCGGCACTAACACTCAGAACATCCAGACCGGCGGAACGTACGTTCCTGGCTATATCACGCGCAACCGTGTGATGCTGGAATTTGCCTACCGGTGATCGTTTCTGGTGGGCGCCGGTGTTGACTCTATGGCTGATGACATGACCCGGAAAGGGATCAGCATTAGCTCAAAGCTGGAGCCGGGGCAGAAGGGCAAGGTAGAAACCTTCTGGGATGACTTTGCTATCTGGGACGGTATCAACGACACGCTGAAGTGGTCACGCCTGTACGGTGGCGCGATTTTGGTCATGCTGATTGACGGGCAGGACATGTCCACCCCCCTGAATATCGATCGCATCAAAGAAGGCCAGTTTAAAGGCGTGATGTCGCTGGACCGCTGGATGGTAAACCCGTCCTACAACGACCTGGTGACCAACTACGGCCCGGAGTTCGGCAAGCCGAAATTCTACAAAGTGGTGGTTAACCAGCAGGGCATCCCCCCCTGGAGAATCCATCACAGCCGCATCATTCGCATGGAAGGTGACTCGCTGCCATTCCAGCAGGCGCAGACGGAAAACGGTTGGGGCATGTCGGTTGTCGAACGCATCTTTGAACGCATTCAGGCATTCGATACTGCGACAGTAGGCACCACGCAGCTGATCCATAAAGCTCACCTTCGCACCTACAGCATTGATAAATTGCGCACGATACTGGCTACGGGTGGTGACCTGGAAAAAGGCCTGATGCGTCACCTGGACATGATCCGCGAGTTCCAGACCATCGAAGGCATGACCCTCATGGACGGTACGGACAAGTTCGAGACGCACAGCTATTCGTTTGCTGGTGTGGCTGACGTCCTTCTCCGCTTTGCTGAGCAGGTCTCGGGCGCTACGGGTATCCCTTTGGTTCGCCTGTTCGGTCAGTCTCCCGCAGGATTCAACACCGGCGATGGAGACCTTGAGAACTACTACAGCCGCGTTAACTCGCTGCAGGAGCGACGGCTACGTCGGCATGTTCGCAAGTTGCTCGATGTCAGTTGGCGTTCTCTCTTCGGTCAGAAGTTGCCGGACGACTTCACCTTTGAGTTTAACAAGCTCTGGGAGATGTCCGACACCGACCGCTCAACGATGGCTAACAACGTCGCAACGGCGCTCACTGCGCTGGTAGACCGCCAGATTATGCCGGTTCACGCAGCCATGAACGACCTTCGGAACATCTCCGATGTGATCGGAATCGGCGGTTCAATCACTGACAAGGATATTGAAGATGCGAAAGCCCAGTGGGAGGAGGCTGAATCTGAAACCGAACCTCCGCCGCCGGTCAGAGCGCCAGTATCAGAAAAGCCTGTTGGCGATAGTCGACCAGATAAACCAAATCGTAACGGGCTCCTACGATGGTTCACAGGCCAGCGCTGACAGCATAGCGTCACAGCTGCTTGACTACTCGATGGTGATCGACGACTGGGCGGAAATGGTCGGTAAGAAGATGTTCGCCCAGGTTGAGCAGGAAGAGTGGCAGCAATGGCGGTCAGTCTCTGAAGAGATAGGTGCGGGTCTGCGCGACGTGATGGGTAACACGCCAGTCGGGCAGGTGGCGCAGGATATCGTCTACCGACAGATTCAGCTGATGAAATCCCTTCCTCTGGAGTCGGCCGACCGGGTGCGTGATATCCAGACCCGAGCCATTGAGGCGATGGTCAACGGCGAGCGCCCGGATCAGCTCTACGAGATGATAATGGATACAGGAGGCGTAGCCGCCAGCAGGGCACGCATGATAGCCCGTACGGAGATTGGGCGAGCTACTGGAGCATTGACGCAGGCGCGAGCGCTGGCCGTTGGCTCTGAGGGCTACTGGTGGCGAATTGAAGGTGCTGGTACCCGTCCATCTCATCGCAAGATGAAAGATAAGTTTGTGCGCTGGGATAACCCGCCGACGCTCGATGGCATGACCGGACACGCAGGATGTTTACCTAACTGCAAATGCTGGTCAGAAGTGCAGATCCCTGAGCCGAGAAAGTGAAAAATGCGGCCTATCCCTGTCGTTCTGGTTGAAGTCCAATACCCGCGAAATGTTATCAAAATGTTGTGATGAAAAAGAGGCCGAAATAGCCCACTAAACCGGGTCTTTTGCGGCCTTAGCAGGACATTTCAATCCAGTTCGTTTTCGGTGGTGCGGGTAAGAACCATTATGTTAAATAGCCCGCTACTTTGAACAATTATCCCTTTCCCGAAGGTCGCCACTGAGCGGCCTTTTTTGTTGCCCGAAGAGGTGAGAATGAAAAAGGTCCATATCGAATCAAAGCGAGCTGGCGACCGCAAAGTTATCGAAATATCGATGGGCGGCATCACCGCGAGTTACCGCGCCATTGGCGAGCTCTCAGAGTTAAAAGCCACAGGTCGCGGCAACGTCCGCCTGGTTAAGGCGCTGCTACGTGAGTTCATTCGCAACTCTGACCCCGCGCTCATTTAGCGAG